TTGTTTTAGTTGGTTTTGGCACTATTGTCCATAGTATGATAGACTATGTTATAGCCCGTAAAATCGCTACTTTAAGGCTTTTTGACCACATTCTGTCCACATTTGCTTAATCTTTTCGTGATTTCGTGATTTTTGCTCTTGAAGTTGATGAGCGTACACATCAAGCGTGATATTTAAGTTTTCGTGTCCTAAAACTTGCGATACTGATATTAAATCGATATCATGAGCGATTAGATAGCTGGCATAAGTATGCCGTAACGAGTGGACACGCACTTCACGACCAACTATCTTGCGTAGCGTTCTATTGACGGCATTATTAAATACCCTTGGCAATAGTCTGCCATCGGATTGCGGTGTCAACGATTTTATAAATTTTAAACAATCATCATCAAGCGGTATCTCTCGGATACTGCTTTTTGTTTTTGTGGGCATAAAACCACTGTTATTTTTGTAGTCCCATGTTTTGTTGACGGATAGCATGCCAGTCTCATAATCAATATCATTCACGGTTAGACCGAGGCATTCAGCAAACCGCATGCCAGTTTTAGATATCAAATACAAGACTGCATAAGCGGTACGCTCTGGATGCTTGCTTGTCTCGGAGATCAATCGCTCGTATTCCTCAACCTCTAGGAATTTACTTTCGATATCTCTACTCTTAACTTTGGCGTTGATTTTGGCAAACTTACAAAAATTACGCTTGATATATCCTTCGTGCACTGCCATGTCTATACACGCCTTTATTTGAGTGTGCAACCTCTTGACAGTCAAATGGGCGTGAGTTTCAGCGTACTGATTCAATACACGTTGGTACTCAGTGGCAGTAATATCCTTTAATTTCTTATCGCCAAAAAAAGACGCTATCTGTCTTTGGTTAATAACATACAGATTAAACGTCAATTCTGACACATTCGGACGCTTGTAAACCTCGCACCATTGCTTGAAATAGTTTAAAAAAGTGATATCTTCATCAACATTGATATTGTCTTGTAATTTCAGTTCCATCTCAGCAGCGGCCTTGATAGCTTCAGATTTCGTCCTAAAACCACCCTTTGACTTTGGTTTTCGCTTGCCAGTAGAGTCATAGTAATTTATTCGATATTCCCAGCCGTTGGGGCGTTTCCTGTATGATGCCATTATTTATCCCCCTATTATGGTATAATAAAAGGGTAGTGGTGAGTATCTCACACACTCCCTTGATATGGTTTGGCCAGTCGAAAAGACTGGTTTTTTATTTGGTTAATCCATAAGTACTTCATTTTTTAATAAAAAACAAAAAAACCAGCTCGATACACGAACTGGTTTTTAGACGTTTCGTTCCCTTACACTTGCGCACGCACAAGCCATAGGGCGCTGAACTTAATCAGTCTTCCACTAAAAATAGTTTACAAAATGTTTTACTTATTGTCAATGATTTTACAATAAGTAAACATTTTAACCAGTTCCGGTGTTTTCGTGTAATCGGATGCATACCTTTGCATTTGGTCGATAAGATTTTGAATTTTCAAGCCTTTATGAGAATTTCTTGATTACTTCTAAAATCTCATCGACATAATTTGCAACCTCGAGAGGAGTAGATACTGGGAAGATACCTTTATCACGAATTTCGATTGTGCTTCTCTTTGAATTTGAGCGATAACGCAATACCCATTTTTTGATACTGTCATCAAGCAAAACATTAAAATAACTATGGTTGTCTCTATAGAATACACGTTCTGGAGATATTACATCCTTAGCAAGCATTTTAACAACAGTGTAAACTTCTAATTCAGCAGGAGTTGTGATAATTCCGTCAGCTACTTCAACAATTTCATCAGGTTCTGTTTCAACTTTTGGAATATCGGTTGTTACTTTCGTTTCAACACTTGTATTAAGTGCAGCACTCAATTTTTCATTAACTCTTTCTGTGATGAACTGATTAAACCCTTTTACAATGATAGGAGAAAATGTCGTTAAGATATTTTGAGTCACACGACCTTCATAGATTTCTGATGTTAGATATTTGAGAAAACTATCTGAAGGTGTAGTGATGTTTTCAGTCAGAAACGCTTTAAGATTGTTGAGATATTTCAATTCAGAAGCTGACGAAACAATATTATCAATATCAAAATTCTCTTTGTGGAATTTGATAATTTCAGTAAATTGATTTTCTTTGATGTCAGTCACATCGATTGTTAAGAATGGAGTTGTGTCCATTTTATTTGGTTCATCTAAATCAGTAAAGAATTTATATTCTCTACCATTTGTCAAGATACCGAATTTTGATTTAGTAGTTACGAAATATCTGAATAGTTGGGAGTCGTGCTTAGTAAGGTTTTCTGTGATTGATTTGCATTCGATTAGGATTTGAGGTTCGCCGTCCAAAATGATCGCATAGTCGACTTTTTCGCCTTTTTTAATGCCTACATCAGCAGTAAACTCTGGGACAAACTCAAGAGGGTTGAAAATATCATATCCAAGCGCTTGGAAGAATGGCATGATGAAGGCATTTTTTGTTTGCTCTTCATTTGTAATGCTTTGACTAAGGTCTGCTACACGTTTGCCAACTTGTTTTAACTCGGCTTTTACTTTATCAATTTCCATATTGATACTCCTTTTTAATTTACTAATGATAAATATTCTTCCTTAACCATCGTTTCATCAGCGATGGTTTTTAGGTTATATTTTTCCATAAAGACCAAGTAATTAAATACGGTCTTATCTTCAGCGATATCTAGTTCTGCTTTCATTAGATGATGAATCATGTTGCGATTTGCTTCCAGCTCGCATCTCTCACGGAAATTTTCGTAAATATCTGTCGAGTGGTTGCGATGCTCCATTTCATGCAGAGCGACTTGAACCCTCTTATCTTCAGAGATTGCGTCGCTAAGGAACATTGTTTTTAAAGCAGGAATATAAAATGCTTCATCAGGAAATAAGGCATCTTCAAAGACCTCTATTTTGATACCTAGATTGTAGGCTAATTCCTTTTCTGTCATAAATTATTTATCCTTTTCGTAGATAAATTTCGATAATATTCTGGATCGCTTTCTTATCTTCATCTGATAATGGTTTACCATTGAAGCGCATAGCAGTCGAAGCAAGTTCTTCAACATTTACCTCTTTGCCTTCAAAAAAGAATTGCTCTTTTGAGTTTGCGATATTTGGGTTATCTGTACGACCGAGCAGGTAGTCCGTGGACACGCCGAAGTAGTCGGCGATTTGTTGTAGGCGGTCAGAACTAACCTTTTGTCTTTTAAGAGAATACAGGGTATTTTTGCTAAAACCGAGCTTTTCTTCAACTTGGTTTAGTGATAAGCCCTGTTTTTTTGCTAATTCCCTAACTTTTTCAAACGTGGGAAACATTGATACATCAACCTTTCTGAGAGATTGACAAAAAATATTTAAATTATTTATATAAAAAGTGTTGACTAAATTAAATAAATAATCTAAAATATAATTTGTAAGGCGAACAAATAAGCGAAACAAAAAGCGAAGATTAAACCTAAAAAAATAAGTTTGGCGACTTTGGAATTAGTTTAATCAAGCGTTTCTGTTGATAGTTTTTTGTATACTCTGATTTTAAATTATTTATTTAAAAATGTCAACAGATTTTATAAAAATATTCGCTAAAAAGTTCGCAAAAAAGGAGGTGAGTGAATGAGCGCACAGCATCAAAAGTGGGCCAACCTAGTCAAGGAACGACTGGCAGAAAAGAAATGGACACAATCTGACTTAGCTCAAGCAGTTGGTTTGGATAGTCCAGGAACGATTTCTGACTTGCTCAAAAAGGGCAAGGGAAGTGTCGAGCTAAAACTAAAGGTATCCAAGTTGCTCGGTATCCGAGAGCCTTGGGAAAAATTTGAGGAGTAGGAAGGAGCAAACATGAAAAATAATCTACGAGTTTTACTTGCAAAGCAACGCAAAAAGGTTTCGGACGTTCACGAAGCTACAGGTATTTCAAAAAGCACACTCACAGCTTTATACTACGAGCGTACCAAAAACCCTGAAACTGAAACTTTGCTGAAAATTGCTAACTATCTAGGTGTTTCTATTGATGAACTACTAACACCAGAAGAATGAGAGCAACAAAAAAAGCCTATGAGAGCGACCGAAAGGAGTTGGTTAAATGGACACACCATTCAAACCACTGTTAGACCAGTTTGACAGTATGCTGACAGCTGTCATAGCGGATAAGTCGAGAGCGTTCGACATAGACGGAACACTACCGATGACTTTAACTGCTAAAGAGTGCCAGTCAATGCTAGGGATTGGCAACTACACAGAATTTTTGAGAATTACCAACTTAGACGGTTTCCCTAAAATCGACAAAGGTCGAGGGTCTCACATCAAATACCCACGAGACGCAGTCAGAGACTGGTTTAACACACACTGGCAAGAGATTGCCTAGCACACATCCCTAGCCGTAACAGTGAGCTAGTGAGGAAACTGAACGATACCAACAGCAACAACGATTTGATATTCATGACTGTCTCCTTATATATTAAAAAAATCTATGAAAAAACATCCTCACTAGTTCTCCAGTGCGGTTAGGGAGTAGAAAGGAAAGTAACAATGGAAGAATTCGGGGTGTTGCTGGCTATGGCAACAATAATAGGTTCACTCTTATTCGCAATTTGGCTCAATCATTTCCTGTTTGAGATTGCCCCTTTCGTCCGCGCTTGGGGACGTAAAAATATTTCAAAAATATGGGATAGATTAAAGCGAACAACGAAACGATAGCTGTAGCTAATCAGAAAGGAAGAAAGTATGAAACCATCAAAACTATTTAACTGGATTTGGAGCAAGAAGCAACAAGAAGAGTACTCCTTCGACCCGGTATGGACACCACGAGAAATTAATGACCAGAAATATGAAGCACGTCAAAGACGTGAGCGGTATCTAGCTGCTAAGTACCTTAGCAATAATTAGATCACTAACATCTCTCAGCGTGTAGCCATAGCCCTTCCGTGGAGTGTACATATACTTTAATACCCCAAATTATTCTACTTTTCCACACACTTATCTTTTCTAAAAAACAAAAAAACATGAAGCGGTAGGGCTGTGGGTGCACGTTGAGAGCACTAAAAAAGCACAGGTAAGGGCCTGTGCAAACAACATTACAAGGAGAATATATCATGAAACAAACAGAAAAACAAGTCACTAAATCTGGACATGTTAAAACTAAAGGTTTCAGCACATTAGTTACTAGCCTTGCGGTAATTGCTGCTGGTATCACTGGGCTTACTCTTGGATTTAAGAAACGTAATGAGGGGGGAGAGGGGTAATGGAAGTGAAAAAAGAACCTAAAACCTCTTATCACCACGTTAGGTGTAGCAAAGAGGCTTATGACCAAATCGCTGAAATTGCTAATGAGTGTGACTTGACTATTGCTAATGTAGCTACTTCATTGCTACTCTATGCGTTGAATCACACCGAAATCGTCAGCGTTGAAAAAGTAGTGACTGAGAGCCGTTTAGTCATCGGAGGTGGGAACGAATGAGCATCGCAATAAATAAGTTAGAAATTGAAAATATCAAACGGATCAAAGCGGTCAAGGTCGAACCATCACCTACGGGACTCACGGTAATTGGTGGAAATAACAACCAAGGTAAAACAAGTGTTCTAGATTCTATCGCTTGGGCCTTGGGTGGAAATCGTTTTAAACCTAGCAAGGCAACCCGTGAGGGGTCTGTTGTTCCTCCTTCTCTTAAAATTACCATGTCAAATGGATTGATTGTTGAGAGAAAAGGAAAAAACAGTTCTCTGAAAGTAATTGATCCTAATGGGAATAAAGGCGGTCAACAACTTCTTGATAGTTTTGTTGAGGAATTGGCTATCAACCTCCCGAAATTTATGGATAGCACAGCTAAAGAGAAAGCTGACATTCTTTTGCAAATCATCGGAGTTGGTCCCCAATTAGCCGAGTTAGAAATCAAAGAGAAGCAGTTATATGACCAGCGTCATGCTATCGGTGTTATTGCTGACCAGAAGGAGAAGTTCGCAAAAGAACAGACCTATTATCCAGACGCGCCAAAAGAGTTAGTTTCCATTGCAGACCTAATTGCAGAACAGCAAGAAGTGCTAGCAAAAAATGGAGAGAATGCTCGCAAACGTCAAAACGCTAGTCAAATCCAAGCGCAATATGATGCCAAGACGGCAGAAGTCAACCGTCTGTCACAGCAATTGGTAGAGGCTCAGGAAGTTTTACAAAAGCTAGCTGCTGATTTGGCTATCGCTCATAAAGATGCGACCGACTTAGTAGATGAATCTACAGAAGAAATCGAAAGCAATATTGCTAACATCGAACAGATTAACCTTAAAGTCCGTGCTAACTTGGACAAGGATAAAGCGGAAGAGGATGCCAAGGCTCAACGTGAGCAGTATAACAAGTTGTCTGTTCAAATCGAAGATGTTCGTAAAAGTAAACGTGACCTGTTAACTAATGCCTACCTACCACTCGAAGGACTATCTGTAAACGATGGAAAACTTCTCTATCTCGGCCAAGAGTGGGATAACATGTCAGGTTCTCAGCAACTTATGGTAGCGACCGCAATTGTCCGAAAACTAAAACCAGATTGTGGCTTTGTTTTAATCGACAAGCTCGAACAAATGGACCAAATCACACTGGATCAATTTGGAAAATGGCTTGAAGATGAAGGCCTACAAGCTATTGCAACGAGAGTGTCGACTGGTGATGAATGCTCAATTATCATCGAAGACGGCTACAGTCTCGATAACAAGACGCATCAGCCAACAACAGAAGCTGAAACCGAAACAGCACAAACGCCATCGTGGCAAGGAGGATTTTAATGCAAATCACAAGAGGAATTAAGGCTAGAGCTCAAAAGGTTGTTATCTACGGCCCTGAAGGTATCGGGAAGTCTAGCTTTGCAGCGCAATTTCCCGACCCTGTCTTCATCGACACGGAAGGGTCGACAGACAATATGGATGTTGCACGATTGGACAAACCGTCAAGCTGGACTATGTTGATGAACGAGATTGCTTTCATCAAAGCAAATCCAGACTCGTGTAAGACTCTGGTAGTCGATACAATCGATTGGGCTGAGTCGTTAGCGGTTGAATCCGTTTGTGCTCAGCATGGCAAGAAAGGAATCGAAGATTTTGGTTGGGGCAATGGATATACCTACGTCCGTGAAGAAATCGGTCGTTTCCTAAACAGTCTAAGCGAATTGATTGATCTAGGAATCAATGTTGTTCTTACTGCACACGCTCAGATTAAGACATTTACGCAACCAGATGAGATGGGGAGTTATGACCGCTACGAACTCAAGCTAGGTAAGAAGACTAGTTCTCAAACAGCACCTTTAGTCAAAGAATGGGCTGACATGGTTCTATTTTGTAACTACGAAACTATCGTCATGACTGATGAGAAGTCTAAGAAATCGAAAGCACAAGGTGGACAGCGTGTCATGTATACACAGCACCATCCAGCTTGGGATGCAAAGAACCGTCACAACTTACCAAACAAGTTGCCACTAGATTATGCGGGTATTGCTCACATCTTTAATGTTCAACAGGTACAAGCTGAACCAGTACCACCTACCGCACAGCCAGAAATGGAACCGCCAGCACCGGAACCAGCACCACAACAAGAAGTGGTGCCAGCTGAAACACCAGCGACAGAAAATCCTGCACCGGTCGAGCGTGGCGAGTACCAAGAACCAGCACCATTCATTGACCCAGCGCTGCGTGATTTGATGATTGCCAATCAGGTCACTGAACAAGAACTTCAACAGGCTGTGGCCTCTAAAGGCTACTACCCTATTGAAACACCTATATCAATGTACGACAAATCATTCATCGACGGGGCTCTAGTAGCTACTTGGGACCGTGTCTTTGAAATGGTCAAAGAAATCCGTGGATCAGAATTTTAGGAGGAAATCATGTCAGATAAAACTATCAAATTAGACCTATCGCAAATTGGCGAAGGTGGTCTGCAAGAAAAAGTTGACAAAGAACTTGAAAAAGTTATTGCTAACATCTTAGACCCCAATACCGAGGCTAAGACAGCTCGTAAACTTGTCATCACTTTGACGATGAAGTCGGATGAGACACGTCAAACAGTCGCTACTGCCATGGAAATCAAGTCTACTCTGGCACCTCAAAAAGCTATTGCTACTACCGTCCTCATTGGGCAAGAAGGTAGTCAAGTCTATGCAAACGAACTTAAGAGCAACATGCCTGGTCAGACATACTTTGATGACAAAGCGATCCTTCGTACAGACGTTGGTGAGCCAATCGAAGACATTGAAAAAGGTATCAACAACGATGTCATTGACTTCAACAAACAAAAGAAAGCGGGTAATTAAACATGGCAGAAAACATCAAAGAAGCTCTTAAGTACAGTGTAGAGCTAGCTGAACGTTCTGGAAAAGTCATCCAAGTTGGTGACAAGCACTACTATAATGCAAATCAATTTGACCTCCTGGAAGTTAATCCTCGGAAAATTGCACCAACACTTCAATTGTGTACTCTTGACAGTCTTATTGATTATCTCAAGTCAGACAATGACGCTATCAGTGCCTCTAAAAAAATCATTATGGTAGAGTCCCCTAAAGATGTCATAGTTTATGATCAGGTTGATTGGGAATACGGCAGACGTCCTCAACTCGTCTCCGTAGTAGCATACACTCCAGGTATTCGATTGAACCAGTGGAATAGCCAAGAGCAGTTCAATATTATGCTGCAGTCTGCCTTTATTGACGAGGACGATCGTCAAGTTGTACTTGAATTTGCAAGTGCTTTAAAAGTCGAAAACGGCGCTGACATTGTGGATAACGGTATCAACCAGACCACTACTGTGAAATCAGGGGTAGCTAGTCTTGCAAAAGCAACTGCACCAAACCCAGTTACATTACGTCCATATCGTACTTTTACAGAAGTCGAACAGCCATCTAGTCAGTTTGTACTCCGCATAAACAAAGATGCTGAACTTGCACTTTTTGAAGCAGACGGTGGCAAATGGAAACTGGAAGCTATTAAAAACATCGCTGACTACCTCAAAGCAGGGCTCAAAGATCAAGACAATATCACTATTTTGGCTTAATAGGAAAGGATTTCATACATGACTTACAACAATAACTTTGAACGTGAATTCGGATGGGACGATACTATTCAAGAAGATGCTAAGAAGTTTATCACGCTAACTCCCGGTGATTATGTATTTACTGTTACAAACTTCGAACGTGGACGTCACACTCCAAACCCACAAAACCCTGGGAAACTGCCAGCGTGTAACAAAGCGATCATCACAATCCAAGTTGAGACTGAAGAAGGTCTTGCAACAATGACACACAATCTATTCTTGCACTCTTCTACTGAAGGAATGCTCTCAGCGTTCTTTGGCGCTATCGGGCAAAAGAAACACGGAGAACCACTTCAAATGAATTGGAATACCGTTGTAGGTTCAACAGGGGTGTGCCGTGTCGGAAATCGCACATACAATGACACTGTGTATAACGATGTTAAACAAATGATCTACGCCGACAGTGTTGATTGGACAAAAGTATTAAATGCCAATGTTTCACAAGGTGGTGGACAACAAGCTCCTCAACAGCAAGCGCCTAACTACCAAGCGGCACCTCAACAAAACCAAGGATATCAACAGCCTCAACAACCTCAACAAGCACCTAATGGTGGTGGATTCGGAGGATTCTAATGCAACTTAGACCTTACCAAGAAGAGGCAAGGGCTAAGGTACAGCAAGAGTGGAAGGAGGGCAGGAAGCGCACGCTACTTGTCCTACCCACTGGCTGTGGCAAGACCATCGTCTTTTCAAAAATTATAGAAGACCGTGTCAAGATGGGAGAACGTGTTCTTGTTCTCGCTCATCGTTCAGAACTTTTGGAACAAGCCAGTGATAAATTAATGACGGCTACAGGATTGGGAACGGCGTTGGAGAAAGCTGAAAACACTTCAATCGGCTCATGGTTTCGTGTTGTCGTTGGTTCAGTACAGACCATGCAGCGTGAGAAACGACTCAGTCAGTTCCCACCTAATCACTTCGACACTATTGTCATCGACGAAGCTCACCACGCTATATCAGACGGCTATCAGCGTGTGCTGGAGCACTTCGGGGAAGCTAACGTCTTAGGCGTCACAGCTACGCCAGACCGTGGTGATATGCGAAATCTAGGCAGCTATTTCGATAGTTTAGCTTATGAGTATCCATTAGTTGATGCGATTAAATCAGGGTATCTATCGAAAATCACAGCTATCACTATTCCACTTGAGTTAGACATATCAACGGTCAGCCAACAAGCAGGAGATTTTAAGGTAAGTGAGATTGGAACAGCCTTAGACCCTTATCTCGAACAAATTGCAGACGAGATGGTTAAGCAGTGCAAAGACAGGAAAACAGTCGTTTTCTTGCCCCTGGTTAAGACTTCGCAGAAATTCCGTGATATCCTTAACGCCAAAGGATTTAAGGCGGCTGAGGTTAACGGAGAGTCTAAAGACCGTGCAGAGATTTTAGAGGATTTTGACAAGGATAAATACAATGTTCTGTGTAACTCGATGCTATTAACCGAAGGGTGGGATTGCCCAACAGTAGACTGTGTGGTTGTGTTAAGACCGACAAAAGTCCGTGCTCTGTATAGTCAAATGGTGGGACGTGGTACACGCCTTGCACCAGGGAAGGAAAATCTATTACTACTCGATTTCCTATGGCACACTGAACGTCACGAACTTTGTAGGCCAGCGCACTTAATCGCTAGCAGTCCAGAAGTTGCCAAAAAGATGACCGAAAACATGGCTGAAGATACTGAGGTTGAGTTCAGTCTGTTAGAAGCTGAAGAACAAGCTAGCAAGGATGTCGTTGCTGAACGTGAAGAAGCACTTGCAAAGCAGTTGGCTGAACAGCGCCGTAAGAAGCGTAAGTTAGTGGACCCACTTCAATTTGAAATGTCTATCCAAGCAGAGGATCTTGCTGACTACGTTCCATCATTCGGTTGGGAAATGGCTCCGCCTTCAGAAAAACAACTTAAAGCGCTTGAAAAATTCGGAATCTATACCGAAGAAATCGGCAATGCCGGAAAAGCTGGCAAACTACTAGACCGCTTAAACAAACGCAAAGACAGTGGATTGACCACACCTAAACAGATACGATTACTTGAAGGTCGTGGCTTCCGAAATGTCGGAATGTGGAAATTTGAAGATGCTAGCAATCTGATTAACCGAATTGCTGCAAGCGGTTGGAGAATGCCAAAAGGAATCATTCCAGCCACATACCAGCCGGAATAAAGGAGATTAAATGTCAGAAGGTACTTTTGATTTAATCCCACTCTTAGATTATATTGACCCTTCTACATTGTCTTATCAAGAGTGGGTGAACGTAGGAATGGCCCTAAAACAGGAGGGATACACGGCAATGGATTGGGACGCTTGGTCTCAATCAGATATCCGTTATAAAAAGGGAGAGTGCTTCACTAAATGGGATACTTTTCACAATAATGGCTCTGATGATGTTACCGGCGCAACTATCACTCAGATGGCTAAAGACAACGGTTGGGAGCCAATGAACAAGTCAGGCGAAAGCTATGAGCTTGGCTGGGATTCTACAATCGACCGTGATTATCAAATCGTTGATAAAAACTGGGTAGAGTCAAAAGAAATCCGAGAGCCGTTAAATTGGCATCCAGTACAGGATCTTGTCAAATACATCGAAACATTGTTTGAAATGACCGACCTTGTTGGTTATGTCACATCTACTTATCCGATTGAAACAGAGAATGGGCCAATCTATAAGCCAACTCAAGGCAATTATGACAGGACTGCCGGAGAGCTTATTAAAGAACTTCAGAGTAATGGCGATGATATCGGTGCAGTTTTTGGAGACTACAAGGAAGAAGCTGGTGCCTGGATTCGTTTCAACCCGTTGGATGGAAAGGGTGTCAAGAACGATAATGTCACTGATTTCAGATACGCTTTAGTAGAATCAGACAGCATGGAGCTTGGGAAACAGTACGCTCTATTTAAAGAGTTAGAGCTTCCTATTGCGACACTAGTACACTCTGGACACAAGTCGTTGCATGCGGTGGTGAGAGTGGATGCCAGAGACTACCAAGAATATCGGAAACGTGTCGATTATATTTATCAAATCTGCAAGAAAAATGGACTTGATATTGATACCCAAAACCGTAATCCAAGCCGACTCTCTCGGATGCCTGGAGTAATCCGAAACGGACATAAGCAATTCTTGATTGATACCAACCTCGGGAAAACTAACTACGAAGAATGGTATCAATGGGTTGAAGATTTAAACGATGACCTTCCTGATCCTGAAACACTAGCAGATGAGTGGGACCACCTTCCAGATTTAGCTCCAGAGCTTATCCATGGGGTGTTGCGTCAAGGTCACAAGATGCTGATTGCAGGGCCGTCAAAAGCTGGTAAGTCGTTTGCTCTCATCGAGTTATCGATTGCCATCGCAGAGGGTCGCAAGTGGCTTGGTTGGCAGTGCGAACAAGGCAAAGTCCTCTACGTCAACTTAGAGCTGGATAGGCCGTCAGCGCTTCACCGTTTTAAAGACGTCTACGATGCTATGAATTTACCTCCAGCAAGCGTTGGTAATATCGATATCTGGAATCTCCGTGGGAAGACAGTGCCAATGGATAAGCTGGCCCCGAAACTCATTAGGCGGTCGCTGAAAAAGAATTACCAAGCGGTTATTATCGACCCTATCTATAAGGTTCTGACTGGTGACGAGAACTCAGCGGATCAAATGGCACATTTTACCAATCAATTCGATAAAGTGGCTACTGAGCTAGGGTGTGCTGTAATCTACTGCCACCACCATTCTAAAGGGAGCCAAGGCGGTAAGAAATCCATGGACCGTGCTAGTGGTTCTGGAGTATTTGCCAGAGATCCTGATGCTCTGGTTGACTTAGTAGAGTTAGAACTTAACGAAGACCTCGTTAAAGCTCGGGCTGAAAAAGCAACGGCTAAGATTTACCAAAGAGCCTTGCAAGAACAAGCTAACGATTATTACCAACAGAATGTCAGTCTTGACGATCTGGAAAGTCGCTATCAAATGCAACAACATTTTGACAAAGCAATTCCTGATGTTATGAAACGCAAGCCTTACCTTGACGAGGTCAAGACGACGACCCATAGCATTGAGATTGCAACTGCTTGGCGAGTTGAAGGGACCCTTCGTGAGTTCGCCAAATTTGCCCCTGTTAATATGTGGTTCAGCTATCCAGTCCATGAAGTGGATACTACTGGCGTGCTAGCTGATATTCAATTAGAGGACTCTACGCCAAGTTGGAAGAAGAATTTAGACAGCAAGAAAGCTAACGAGAAGAAAAAGAAATCTGCTGATGAAAGATTTAAGACCTCCATGCAGGTATTATTTGATGGGATCAACCCAGTCGAATTAAGTGAAGTGGTGGAATATTTTTCAACAGAAGATAAACCGGTTAGCGAAAAAACTATCAGAAGATGGGTAAAAAATAACGGTGATTTTGAAGTTAAAAATAACCAAATTTCACCGAGAGAAGAGTCAGGGACAAAATAGGGACAAGGACAAACCCGAGGGTCAAACCCGAGGGACAACTTCGGGAATGTCCCTCAAAAGTCATGGACAAACCCGAGAATGTCCTTGTGTCCCTAAGAACTCTCTGGGGACATGGACAAACCCGAAAATGTCCCTGAGAAATCGCTCAACCATGCGGTTTATAGACTATAGGGACAAACCCGAAAATCTAGGGACAAAACCAGGGACAGAATTCTATCTATATTCATAGATAGAATTTGGGAAATGTCCCTGAGAGTTCAGAAGAACAGGTACAGGAACATGGGGGTCTTAAGACTCCCCCATGTAACCCTGTAACCCTGTCCTTCACTCTGAACTTAGGCGCGAAAAAAAGAAAGTGAGTGGTGAAGTGAAAATTAGAAAAATGAGAGAGGTTGGATATGGTGATTGAGTTTTTCTTGTCGATGAAAAAAATTCCAACTACGACACACCAACAGAAAAAAGTAGCTGTGGTGAATGGTAAACCAAAATTCTATGAGCCTCAAAAGTTGAAAGAAGCTAGAGACTTATTTTCAACCCTGCTTGCTCCGTATACGCCAAATGAAAAAATTGAAGGACCTATACGCCTAACAGTGAAATGGCTATTTCCTAAAATCAAAAAAGCGACTCATGGACAATATAAGACTACTAAACCAGATACGGATAATCTGCAGAAATTACTCAAGGACTGCATGACGGATCTTGGTTATTGGTATGATGATGCACAAGTGGCTAGTGAGATTGCTGAAAAGTTCTGGTCGGATACTGTGGGCATCTATGTCAAGGTGGAACAACTATGAACTATATCGAGTTTTTTGAAAAAGAAGTCCCAGACTGGATGAGGGAAAGTAATCGCATGATGCAATTGGTTGGTTTTAATACCCCTGCATACTGGAATTGGGTAGTTGTATCTATTGGCAAGGTCTGCGAAAAATACAATAACGACACTTTGGTCAAAAATCAATTTCATATTATCTGGGATTTTCTAGATGAGAAGGCCAGGGAGGTTCAAAACACAGAGACATGCTGAAATGGCTTGAGCAAGGCAATATAAAATATCTTCAGTTGCAAAGATTGATTATTACGAGGAGGAAGTAGAAGCATGAAATATAAAGTTATAGTTTACTACGACAGCATGGAAGACAGTGAGCAAGTCTTCAGCAATAAGAGTGATGCGATTAACGAAATGCACAGATTGAGATTGAAATATCGCAATGCACGGAAATATAAGGTAGAAATGGTGGAAATTGATGATTAGAACGAAGTATTTACGTGAGGAAACTGACACTCTTAACCATCTAGGAATTGATAAATTAATCAATAATTTTCTTGCAAAAAACCCAAATATAGAAATTATTGATATTAAATATCAATCTAACGTGGCGGTAGCAATCTATGAGCATGACTTTTGCAGAACGTATGATATATCAGCACTGATTATTTACAAGGAGAACTAACGATGATGAAAAGAGATGAAGCAGTACAGAAATTAGCAACAGTAGGGCACCTTTCAATGGCCCATGCTGAGGACCTATATGATTCGATTATTCCTAAACCAGTAGTTCCGAAGTACGTGGCGGATTGGTATGAGGAGAATAAGGACGTTTTTAACGAAGAAATCGGGGAATATCTAGCTAATTGGGACGATGTAGGCTGGGACAATTTCGAACGCTGGATGTCCACGGCTTATGAGAACGAAGCTATCACTACCCTCATCAACATGCACCAGTTTGGCTATGACGTAGAGGAGTGCCTCACAATAGCTTACAACGACATCAAGGATAGAAAGGGAGTAATGATTGATGACAACTTTGTTAAAGAGAAAACGAGAGAATCAGCTAATAGTATCGACGATTCTGCTAGTGCTATCGCTGGCGATTAACATTGGTACAGTGGTTTGGGTAGTCAACCGACCTATTGAGATGGTACTTATCCACAAAACAGATAACGCAGTGGAGCTACATGGCAAGGTCACTGGAAAATCAATGGTCGGGAAACTCTACACGCTCGATTGTGGGGCGTATGGCAAGTTTCTGGTAAGCAAGGAACAGTATGACAGTGTTAACGTTGGGGATGATATCCCTAGCTATTTGAAGGGGAGAGGACAATGATCCCAAAATATAGAGCGTGGGATAGAGAAACGAAATCCATGAACGGCATGGCAGAGATTTACAGAAATAGAAAACAAGAAATAGAACTGCATCCGAGAGATGAAAATATTATCCTCATGCAATCAACAGGATTGAGAGATAAGAACGGCAAAGAAATCTTTGAAGGAGATGTTTTGGAAACAAAAGACGGACTGTTGGATGGTGTAGTCGAGTACAGAACCGATTTAGGTATGTGGACGAATAGTTTGTTTAGATACAATAATTTCGAACGCTTGTGCAATGTTGCTGATTCAACGTACATCATCGGCAACATCTACGAAAATCCGGAATTGTTGGAGGCGAACTAATGCCTAGTAATTACCCCAACGCTGGGCTGACCGAGGAGCTATTCCAACGGTTAGTCGACGAATTTAACAAGCTGAAAGCGGAACATAATAGAACGCTCACCAAGCACATCCAAGAGGTTAAACAGTGTGACCGCCGTCAAGCTAGGAAATATTTCCAGAGATTCGACAACGTGGTTAAAGAACGCTCGAGACTGTCGCCTGACACTACTAATGAACTAAAAGGGTTTCTCTCGAATGATCTGATAAACGACTTGCAAGCTTATCTGTCAGAACATTATACTGGCAAACCTAGCACAGATCGCCAAGCCGTTGATAAGGCAAATGCTGGACTTACTAAGGAACTGTTTCAGAGGTATCGTGAGGAAGTGGAGCAGCTGAGAGCTACTTATCCAAACAGTGTTGTCAGACAAATTATGGACGTTAAGGGGTGCGCAAAGAAGGAAGCTAAGATCATCTACAGTGCTATCAATGCACTCTATGTAGAGCATGCTAATCTAACACCTCGTAAGGTGACTCAGTTAGAAGGATTGCTATCTAGGGAACTATTCAGTGAGATAGCCAAGTACGTTTTTAACCACTACGAATGGCCAGAGAGCTTGGATGATGAAGTTGACCGTATCACTCTTGAATATCGCACCAAAGGCGACTTAGGGCGTAATAAAGCAACGGTCAAAAAAGCCTTATATACAGCCTATGCGTTAGGCGTGTAGCTAGAACGGTTTAAGAGGGTTCAACTCCCTTGCTAGCTATTGTCTGTCAAATACACTAACTTTTAGTGGCTTGGACACTTTTTCAACACCGTCGAGCTGACAGACCTCGACACCAAAAATCCAGTAAATAATAAGTTATAGAATCGAGGAACCTTTTTTATTTTGTTACCCTAGCCTTGCATTACTGGTAGCATGGCTAAATCTAATGCATGGGAGGTGGTATATTCTCCGCTCTTTATGCTTGTTTATCTATGCGGATATTGATTAATAAAAAAAGACCCAGACTAATGCCCAGGTCTATCCAAACGCTAATATTATTATACCATAAAGGAGACGGAGAGTGAACAAGGCTAAAGAGCTCCTAAATGAGCTACAAAATCTTGATATGGACATTCAAAGCCGTATAGATGAAATCAATGAACTTGAGGCAAGTTTGCTCTCAAGCCCCAAGTGGACAGCAGACAAGGTTAAAGGCGGTCAAGCCAAAAAGGTTGATGATGTCTATACTCGGCTTATTGTGATGAAAGAGGCAATAGAGCAAGACACCAAGGAAGTTATTGACAGGAAACTTGAACTTGGTAGGTTGATTAACAAACTGAAAAATCCAAAGAGCAGATCAGTCCTCAGAATGACTTACATTACTAAGATGTACGTTGATGATGTTTGTGACAAAATGGGTATCAGTAGAACCACTTTCTATACTTGGAGGAATACAGCTATTTGTGAGTTGAATGATGTTTTGGAAAAATGGAACTAAATTGAACTTTACAAAACTGTACTGAACAAATCAATACTTGTTAGCACAGTTTTGATATTATGCTAGAATGGTAGTATCAAGAATTAAGGGTAAGGCACTCATGAAGTGTCTGCCCTTTTCTTTTTCTCAAAACAAACAAAGCAGGGAGGAGGGCATGGAGAAAAGTGAACTAGCACGCAAAGACTATGAGGCAGGCATGAAGTACAAAGACATTGCTACCAAGCATGGTGTCTCAATTAACACAGTCAAATCATGGCAACGCAGACACAAATGGAGCCGTGACAAAAAGGGTGCACCCAAAACCCCAAGAGGTGCACCCAAAACCCCAAGAGGTGCACCCAAAGGGAATAAGAATGCAGACGGGCACGGAGCACCTAAAGGAAACACCAACGCCCTCAAACATGGCTTGTTTGCTAAGTATCTACCTCAAGAGGTTTATGAGATAGCTCAAGAGCTTACAGATAAGCAGCCTATAGATATACTCTGGGAGAATATCACGCTGACCTATGCTAATTTACTGCACGCTCAGCGTGTTTTATTTGTTCGGGATATAGATGACACCAACACCTTTGTCACAAGCACAGGAAAGGCTGGCACAGGCTATGAACATCATGCAGCGTGGGATAAGCAAAGCAAGGCTTTAGCTGCAATAGCAAGGGCACAGTCAGAGCTTAAAGGCATGATTAAGGCCTATGATAAACTGACACGGTCACCGCTTGTCACAGAGGAGCAACGCTTGAGAATTGATAATCTCAAAGCTCAGCTAGGCTCTAATGATGAGGATGACACAGTCATTACTGGATTTACATTTGATAGGAGTGAGTACAATGGCGATACTGAACCTAGCCAAACTGATTAACCCAGTCTTTGACAGCGTACTCTACACCCTCAAGAGCCATGTAGTGCTGAAAGGTGGGCGTGCCTCTACTAAGTCCTCTGTAGTGTCTATTGATCTAGTGAACAGCTTTATCAGCGACCCTCTAGGTAATGTGGTAGTACTACGCAAGGTTGGTAAGTACCTGAGAATATCTGTCTACGAACAGATAAGATGGGCAATCTATGAAATGGGGCTAGCTAATCAGTTTCACTTTGGTAAGTCACCGCTACAAATCACCCACAAGAAGACGGGAACAGCGTTCTATTTCTACGGTGTAGACGACCCCATGAAACTCAAATCACAGAAGATAGCTAAAGGTTATGTCATGGCTGTCTGGTTTGAGGAGTTGGCAGAGTTTGCAGGACGTGAGGACATTGACATAGTTGAGGATACCTTTATCCGTCAAGAATTGCCAAACGGCAAAGAGGTCAAAGTCTATTTCACCTACAACCCACCACGCAACCCTTATGATTGGATAAATGAGTGGGTAGCAGAGAAAGCGGGTGACCCAACCTATCTCATACATCACAGCACCTATCTTGATGACAAGCTAGGCTTTTTGTCTAAGCAGATGAAAGCCAAGATAGCTAGGTACAAAGAGACTGACCCTGACTACTACCGCTGGATGTATCTAGGAGAGGTGATAGGACTTGGTAATCACGTCTACAACATGAACTACTTTAAGCCACTAGAGAGCCTCCCTGATGATGACAAGGTGATAGGTATATCATTTGCACTTGATACCGGACACCAACAATCAGCTACGGCATGCGGTGCTTATGGACTTACTGCAAAGGGCAATGTGATTCTGTTAGATACATTCTATTACAGCCCAGCCGGTCAAGTTATTAAGAAGGCACCCAGCGAATTGACTGTTATGATCCATGACTTTATCGAAAAGATTATGAAGCAGTACCGAGTGCCTAAACTGAGAATGACCATTGATAGCGCTGAAGGTGCGCTTCGAAACCAATACTTCAAAGACTATGGAGAACGCTGGCACCCAGTGGCTAAAAAGAAGAATCAGACCATGATTGATATGGTAATCAGTTTGTTAGCTGAGGGGCGTTTCTATTACTTGGACATTCCAGCTAACAAAATATTCTACGAGGAACATAAGATGTATCGTTACGGCGAAAAGACGATACATTCTGACGATCCAAAAGTAATCAAAGAGGATGACCACACAGTCGACGAATTTAAATATTTCGTATTAGATAATGCCAGAGACTTAGGTCTCAAGGCATAGGAGAAGAAAGAATGGGAATCATACAAACCATTAAGAACATCTTCAAAAGGAGTAATTACGTGATAACTAATCAAAGCCTAAACAGTATCACCGACCACCCTAAAATTGCTATCTCACCAGAGGAATATAGTCGTATCATGGACAATCTCCGCTACTTTTCGGGCAGTTTTGACCGTGTGAGCTATCGAGATAGTAATGGAACAGATTTAAAACGTGATTTCAACCACTTACCTGTTGGGCGGACGGCTTCGAAGAAGGTTGCCAGCCTTGTGTTTAACGAGCAAGCAACTATCCAAGTTGATAATGAAACGGCTGACGAATTCATCAATGAGACATTGAAAACTGACAGATTTAGCAAGAACTTTGAACGCTATTTAGAGTCTTGCTTGGCTCTTGGTGGTCTTGCTATGCGTCCATACGTTGACGAAGACCGTGTTAGAGTGTCATTCGTGCAAGCTCCAGTATTCTTGCCATTGCAATCGAACACGCAAGATGTATCAAGTGCTGCAATCGTGACTAAAACACTTAAAACGGAAGGTCAGAAGACTAAATACTACAGTCTTATTGAATTTCATGAGTGGTCTAAGGATAGCTACACGATAACTAATGAGCTATACGAGTCAGAGTCTAAGACCCGCATCGGTCAACGTGTGCCTTTATCGCTACTCTATGAGGATTTAGAGGAAACTGTCACATTAAACGGCCTTACAAGACCGCTATTTACGTACTTAAAGCCCCCTGGAATGAACAACAAGGACATTAACAGTCCTTTAGGGTTGTCTATCTTCGACAATGCTAAAACTACGATGGATTTCATCAATACTACCTATGATGAATTTATGTGGGAGGTTAAGATGGGACAGCGTAGGGTTGCAGTCCCAACTCAAATGATTAAGACTGAGTACGACACCAATGGCGAGAAAGTGACAGTTAAGCGTGAGTTTGAAACAGGTCACAATGTCTACGAGCAATTCGATAGTGGTGACATGGATAAAGGTATCGGTATTACCGACCTTACGACAGATATCCGCTCGGATGATTACATTAAGGCTATCAACAAGGGACTGAGCCTATTTGAAATGCAATTGGGCGTGTCAGCTGGCATGTTTAGCTTCGATGGCAAGAGCATGAAGACCGCTACTGAAGTAGTGTCAGAGCAATCAGACACGTATCAAATGCGTAATTCTATCGCTACTCTAGTAGAGCAATCATTGAAAGAGTTAGTTATTTCAATCCTAGAGCTTGCTAAAATCTACAATCTCTACACTGGTGAGATTCCAACAATGGATGAAATCAGTATCGATTTAGATGATGGTGTTTTTACTGATCGTAACGCCGAGTTTGATTACTGGTCTAAGATGGTAGCGGCTGGATTTGCACCTAAAACAATGGCTATTGAGAAGACTCTTAACGTAACCGAGGAACAAGCTCAAGAGATTTACCAAGCCATCAATGATGAAACTATGGTAAGCGCCGATAGTTTTAGAACTGACGAAGAGGTCGATATCTACGGGGAGTGATAGGCTATGGCTAAGAAGAAGCGTATCAAACTAAACGACCAGCAACTAATGTTGATGGCTGATAATGTTTCAGACATCTACCGTCAGCTATGTAACGACCTATTCGACAATGTGGTTGAGAGACTACATGATCGTGGGACTTACTACCTCGACCAACAGCCTTATCTGTGGCAACTTGAGAAGATGGCTGATGTCGGTATGTTAAATGACCACAACATTAAACTCATTGCTGAATATTCTGGGATTGCTGAAAAGCAAATCAGATACATCATTGAGAATGAAGGGTATCAAGTTTACAAAGACACTCACGCTCAGTTAAAATCTAATGCTTATGATTACACCGTCATGAAGGACCTTATCAGCTATTCAAACCAAGCTATTCACGATGTCCACAATCTTATCAATACGACACTGCCAAAGAGTGTGCAAGCTACTTACAAGGATATTATTGAGACTACGGTAGCTAAAGTAATCACTGGCATGGCAACGCCTCAGAAAGCTCTTGACGAGACGATAATGAAATTTCAAGAGCGTGGTTTCTATGGCTACACTGATAGAGCAGGACGCAGGCAGAGAGCTGACGCTTACGCTAGGACAGTTATCAAGACGACTGCTAGACGTACATTCAACGAAATGCGAATGAGACCAGCTCAAGAGTTGGGAATTGATACGTTCTATTATTCCATTAAGCCTGCAGCTCGGGAAATGTGCGCACCTCTCCAAAATCAGATAGTAACTACTGGTCAAGCTAGGACGGAAGAAGGCATTAAAATCTTCGCCCTCGATGATTATGGCTATGGTAAGCCCGGAGGATGTCAAGGTATTAACTGCGGCCATACTATGACCCCTTTTATTCCAGGGGTCAACTATATGCCAGATATTGACGATGACTTGAAAGGCTTAACGCCAGAGCAAGCAATAGAAAACGCTAATGCTCAATCTAAGCAGAGAGCCATTGAACGCTCTATTAGGCAATCTAAGGAGATGTTGCATGTAGCAGAGAAACTAGGTGATCAGGAGCTGATAGACAAGTATAAGAGCAAGGTTAGGATCCAACAGGGAGCCATGAGAGACTATCTCAAACAACATCCGTTTCTACATCGTGATTACGCTAGAGAGAAATATTATGCTGACCCTTATGCAGAGGCTAAAAAAGAAACTCAGCTAAGAAAGAGGATGTCAGAACATCATTACATCAAAGATGGCGAGATTCCAGCTTTCAAAAAAGTTGGAGGGAAAATCACTAAACCTGAGCGCAAGGTATTGTATGCTGATGAAAACCCTCAAAGTTTGGGTTATATCGGTACAGCTCACAGCTTTGCTATCAATAAATTCCTGAGAGATAAGAATGCAATGCCTCCTGAATATCAGAAGATTGTAAATACTCTTGATGGAGTAGTTGAGAAAAATAAGATCTTGAAGAATACCAAAGTCAATAGGTTTGATGATAATGTCTATCTGAAATCAGTAGTGGAGCAAAATCAGCACTTACTGAAAGACTATGACAACTTTATGGACATGTTGAACTCAGGTAAAGCCAAATATAGTAACGATGGGTACACCTCAACAAGCTATATTCCTCAGTACAATTACTTTAAGAATAGACCTGTTAAAACAATCATCAACATTCCTAAAAATCATCAAATATATTTCACGGATAATGATGACGAAAGTGAGATTATTCTACCAAGAGGCACTAAATATGATATAATTAGTGCGAAAGAAAACAAGGGCGGCATAGTCCTTGAAATGAATGTCAGAAAGGACGAGTAATAATGAACTTATCAGAGGCTTTTTCTCAGATTGACTCAATGGGGTTGAGTTCTCCTAAGCTCATCCCGTCTGAGATGACAGATGAAGAATTATCACATTTGAGGTTTACCACATTTTCCAAAGAAGATGAGGAGGCTATCATGGCTGAACTCAAAAAACGTAACTTAGCGCTTAGTTCAATCTAGGCGCTTTTTTCATGTAATAAACTGCTATAAACCACTAGAAACCGTATCGAATTCGAGGCGGTTTTTGTTTTGCCCTGGAGCATGGCGTAAAACTGTCTAATTCTGCCCATCGTGGCGTAAAACAAAGGAGTTTTAAGCATGAGTTTAAAACGTGACATGTTAGTTGAAGCTGGTATCGAAGACAAGGCAGTGATTGATTCCTTAATGAATGCGTACGGTTCTGGGATTGAGAACGCTAAAACACAAGCTAAGTCTGAATTACAAGCTGAAAACGACAGCCTTAAACAACAACTTGAGCAACAAAGCCAAGCACTCAACGATTTGCAAGCCAAAGAGGGAGCGAGTGAGGAAGTCAAACAACAATTAACTGACTTACAAGCCAAATTTGAAGCTTACAAAGCTGACAGTGAAGCTAACCTTGCCCAAGTTAACAAATCAAACGCTATTCGTCTAGCTTTGAAAGATGTGGATGCTCACAATTCAGACGACCTTGCTAAGTTTATCAATTTTGACGAAATCGAACTTGATGAAACTGGTAAACCTAAATTGGACAAGGTCATTAAAGGATTGAAAGAGACAAGCCCATATCTTTTCAAGCAAGAGGAACAAGCGGCACAGCCAAAAATCTCTGTAGGTGGTAACCCGTCAGCTAATGCTAACGGAATCACTAAGGAAGATTTCAAACGTATGGGTATCAATGAGCGTCAAGAGCTTTTTGATAAAGACCCAGAACTATACCAACAATTGAAAGGATGAATAATCTATGGTTCTAGGAACTACTACGACTGCTCAAGTCATTAATCCGCAGGTTATGGCTGACATGGTATCAGCCAAATTGCCTAAACTTATCAAATTCACACCGCTTGCCGTGGTGGAAACAACTCTCGTAGGTCGTCCAGGTGATGAACTTACAGTGCCACAATGGACTTACTCTGGTGATGCTACTGAAATCACTGAAGGTCAAGCTATTCCAATCGACCAATTGGGCACTAAAGAAACTAAAATGAAGATCAAACAAGCTGGTAAAGCTATTGAAATCACAGATAAAGCTGCCTTGGTTGGTTACGGTAATGTCTATGGTGAAGCTACTAACCAGATTGCTTTGGCTATTGCTAACAAGGTTGACAACGACATTGTGGAAGTAGCTAAAACTGCGACTCAAAACATCACCGAGGCCCCTGTTTCGGTGGCTAACATCGACAAAGCCTTGGAAATCTTCGCTGACGAAGAAGACGCTCGCTATGTTGCCCTTATTAATCCAAAGGACGCTATTAAACTGCGTGCCGACGCTGGTCAAAACTGGCTCAAAGGGTCAGAAGTTGGTGCTGATGTTGTCGTTTCCGGTACTTTTGGTGAAGTAGCTGGTGTTCAAATTGTTCGTACTAAGAAAGTCGAAGAAGGTAAAGGCTTCCTTGTTAAAGTATCTTCGCTTCAAACTGATACAGACGACGATGCTAAATACGGAGCATTCGTGATCAACTTGAAACGTGATGTCATGATTGAAAATGACCGTGACATTTTGAAGAAAACTACTGTTTACTCTGGTGATGAGTATTACGGTGTTTACCTCTACGACGATTCTAAGGTCGTTAAATTCGGAGGTGTCTAATGGGTATGCTAATGCGTCGTCATTTCAACGGCGAGCAAACAGCACTCGTTAATGACGTTCAAGAAGAAGTGACTGAAACACTAGAGGACAAGACTGTCGCTGACTTGCGCATTATTGCGCAGCAACGAGGTTTTACTGGTATTTCAGCGCTTACCAAGGCGGAACTCTTAGACCTCCTAAAGTAAAGGAAGGAGGTGGTTAAATGACGTATTTAACCAAAGAAGAATTTTCAAATCTTGGTTTCGATGACGTAGAAGATTTTGAAAAGCTAGAAGCTCGTGCAGCGATGGCTGTCGACTTGTATATCAAAAACTTCTACGATTTCACCGATTTTGAAACGGACTTCGAACCACGCAAGCAAGCAGTCAAGAAGGCGGTGGCTTATCAAATCGCTTATTTAGATTCTAGTGGTATTATGACCGCTGAAGATAAGACATCACTAGCAAGCATGACTGTAGGGCGTACTCATGTAAGCTATCAGAACGGCTCTAAATCGTCTAACGGCGGTCAGAAGTACAATCTATCTCTTGACGCTCTAAACTGGCTTATGTTAGCCGGGTTCGGCTGTAAGGCGGTGTCCTATGATAGATAAGCGTATGTTAGTTGATACTGTCACTATTCAAAAACCAGCGGGAGAGAAGGATGGATGGGGAAAAGTAATATATGATGAGCCCAAAACTCTTAAACTCGTTAGATTTGATAGGGCCGTATCTCACACTGGCAGTGGTCAAAATCGGACTGAGAATAATTTCTCGGTCCTCATGGTTTATCCGAAATACACACCCATAGAGTTGGATGATAGTTGGTTGAATGGTCTAGTTAATGACACTCACCGAGACTATATTATCCGTAAAATTATCCCTCAATATCACCCTTTCAAGCATACAATTCTATGCTATGAAGTTGAGGTGATTTGATGGGCGCTAATGTAACTGTCAAGGTAGACCTCAAGGGGTTGGAAAAGAAATGCAGTCCCGAAGCAGTCAGACGTGGTCAGATTGCCATGAGTAGCCAAATGCTTATGGATATGAATAAGTACACGCCAGTACAATCTGGGCATTTGCGAGGTAGCGGGCATTCTAACGTTGATACGTTGGTTTGGTCAACGCCTTATGCAAGAATTAGGTTCTACAATCGTAGACTTAAGCTCTTCTTCTCAGAGAAACAACGAAAGTTCTTCTTTGCGAACAAGGATAGGTTACTCGCACATAAGCCTAAACCGGGAACCGGTGGGCGTTGGGACAAGAAAGCTGTTGCTAAACACAGGAAACAGTGGGGACAAGTTGCTATTAAAGCTATGGGGGTTAAATAATGGATAATAATGATTTTTCAGATGTGCTGAAGGACTTCCTAGTAGGTCTAGGTTTACCACTGACACCTCGTTTAGATTACTTAAACGAAAGTGAAGACTTGGTAATATACGCATTGCCCGGTGGCAAAGTTGAAGATGAAGACATGGCTGGCACACAGATTCTATCATTGCCTTATGAAATTGCCATCAAATCAAAAGACCAGCAAAAGGCCAATGCCATCTTATGGAAGATAAACACTGAGCTTTCCAAAATCGGAATTGAGTTACCAAGTTTAAATAATTCATACACATTCTTAGCCTTGACCGTCGAGACACCGAGTTTAAACGATGCCGACGAGCAGGGCTTTTATATTTACTTGCTTGATTTGCAAGCAAGACTAGAAGTAGAAAGGAGCCTTAATTAATGGCTAAATTTAAAAATGCGATTCGCAAACACTATATCGCACCATACGACCCAGAACATCCAGACACACCACCAACTGATGATAAGTATCTTTGGATCGCCAAAGGTATCAAAGAATCTGCACCAGAGAATGACGCAGAAGATGATGACGTTGCTTATTTCGACGGTGACGGTACTAAAGAAAAAATCATCACTTCTAAATCTCGTGGTCGTTCATTCGAAGGACACCGTGACCATGGTGATAAAGCTCAAGACTTTGTTGCTGATAAAGAAGACGCTGTAGGTGATGACCTTATTGTCTGGTACAAAGAAGTAGTACCAACAGGAAAATACTACAAAGAAGGTCTTGCTCGACTTTCTGAAATCGAAACTGGAGACGGGGAAGCGTCTGAACTTGAAACAATCAAGTTCCAAGTCAACTGGTCTCGTACACCACAGAAACATGACATCAGTGGTACGCCAGCCGCAGCAGTAGCAGCCGGCACTGGTTCTGAAACTTCTGGACGTACAGCGTCACCAGATTCTAGTCGTTCTGGTGCATCGTCTGAAACTGAATCAACAGTAACAACTGGATAACTTAACTAAATAAAACAAAGATAAGACAACTAAGAGGGTGGGGGTTAGCCCTTGCCCTCTTTTTTCGTATTCAAAAGGAGAAATAACAGCATGGTAGTAATTAAAAAACGTAGCAATGTCATTCCAGTAGATTTCGGTGAGTTCCAACTCAATTTTCCGGTGTCAGATAGCAATATAAAACGTATGGAAGAAGTCGGTGAAGATCTGGAAGCTAAGAGCCTAGCAATCCAAAACACAGACAACAAAGCTGCCATCGATGCAGCAAAAGCATTTGTGGAAGACGCCTTTAAACAAATCTTTGGCGATGAAGAAGCGTTTAAGCAAGTCTATGCATTTGCTGGTGAATCAACAAATAATGCCATGTTCTATCTGATTGAAGCTATCAACGGCATTCGTGCTGAGTTTGAAGCTCAAAACTCAAAAGCAGCCCTCGATAAATATTTGGCTGAGTAGTCATGCTAGATCTATCACGAAAACTGACGGATAAGTTAGTAATCGATGATAAAGAGTACGCCCTAGACCTTTCATTTAACAACGTTTTGAAGCTCTTTGAAATGTGGAGGGATGAAGATGTTCCAGAGTTTGTTAAACCACACTTTGGCATTAGGATTCTGACCGGTGAGACCTTGGAAGATTTCACTGTCGAAGAAATGGCAGAGATATTTAACGAGGTTTTTGAGGAACACATTAGCTTGTCAGAGGTCGAAGACAACCATGTTGAGTATGACCTTGCAGGAAACCCTATGAAGACCACAGCAAGCGACGAACCGCAAGAAAAAGCGCCTTATGACATTCGTTATGACGGTGACTATATCTATGCGTCATTCTTGCAAGCTTACGGCATTGACCTATTCGATATGCAAGGTAAGCTTCATTGGCGTAAATTCAACGCTCTTCTGTCTGGACTGCCAGAGGGCACTAAATTGATGGAAGTCATCAAAATTCGTAAGTGGAAGCCACAAAAGGGCGACTCGGCAGAATACAAAGAAGAAATGCGTAGGCTTCAGAAAGATTATGCTCTTCCTTACGATGAGATAGAGGAAGAAGAGGAGTATGAAGAAGAATTTTAGAAAGGAGGATAATCTATGGCAGATGGTACGGTTACCATTAAGGCGTTGTTTGATGGCAAAGATGCTGAAGGTGGGGCTAAACGTATCAAAGGGGCTTTAGAAGGCTTGAAAAGTGGAGCTGGTAAGGTTGGCTCGGTGTTCAAATCTGTTTTAGGTGCTAACTTAATCGGTGGTGCTATCATGGGCGGAATCAGTGCTATTGGCAGTGGCATGAAGTCGATGATTGGTGAGCTTAATAGCTCAACTAAAGCATGGAAGACCTTTGAAGGTAACATGCAACAGATCAACATGCCTACTGCTCAAATTCAGCAAGTCAAGGGCGAGTTGCAGGACTTTGCATCCAAGACTATCTATTCAGCGTCCGACATGGCTTCTACTTATTCTCAGTTAGCAGCAGTCGGAACGAAGAATACAACCGAGCTCGTTAAGGGCTTCGGTGGTCTTGCGGCAGCAGCTGAAAATCCACAACAGGCCATGAAGACCTTGAGCCAACAAGCAACCCAAATGGCTGCCAAACCTAAGGTTCAATGGCAGGACTTCAAGCTCATGATGGAACAAACGCCTGCAGGGATTGCGGCGGTAGCCAAGGAAATGGGCATGAGTACCGATGAGATGGTCAGAGCTGTCCAGGACGGCAAGATTAAGACTGAAGACTTCTTTGACGCTATCACAAGAGCCGGTAATAACCCGACTTTCAGTAAGATGGCTACGGAGTTCAAAACTGTTGACCAAGCTATCGATAGTATGAAAGAGTCCCTAGCGACTAAACTAATGCCACAGTTTGAGAAGCTCAATCAAATCGGTATAAAGGCAGTCGTTGGACTTACGAATGCACTTGAAAATATTGATTTCGACGGCATTGCTGACAAGATTGGCAGTGGGTTGCAATCGCTTTGGAAAGGCTTCACAAACACTGGAGCTTTGAAAAATCTTGGTGCAACGTTCACCTACATTGGTAGCTCAATCAAGCAGTTATTCAGCAAGATTGACGGTAGCAAGCTCATGCAGGGCATTGGCTCAGTGTTTGGTGATATTGCTAACGGTATTTCACAAGCTCTAAACATTGCCACGACATCAGTTAGAAGTTTCATCAGTTCATTTGCTGATACCGGAGCTTTTCAAGCAGCATGGCAAGATTCTTGGAATGCCCTCAAGGCTATCGGTTCATCTCTTGGTGAAGTGCTGGGCAGCTCACAAATGCAGTCAATCATTGCAGGTATTGGCTCAGCTCTTGGAACGCTTGTAAACTGGATATCTCAAGTTATTTCAGCGATTTCTAAATTTATCAGCTCAATACCGCCGGGAATCTTAAATGGTATCACTAGTGGTATTTTGGCAATGGTAGCGGGCTTCATGACTGCCAAGGCTGGGATTTCAGCGGTAGGTGTTGCTTTGAAAGGGCTTGACTTCATCAAGAGTCTAAATCCTTTCAAGAAGTTTGGGGAGGATGCAGCAGAAGGAACAGAGCAAGCCGCTAACAGCGCTAGACGTTCTAAGTCAACCATTACTCAGCTATTCAGCGGCATATCAAACGTCATCAAGTCGTCTGGTAATGCAATCAAAGGAATCTTGACAGCTATATTCAAAGGTATTGCAGAGACCTATAAAGGTTTTGGGCAAGGTATGAAACTTGTCTTGCAAGGCCTTAAAGGATTGAATCCAGCAACCTTGCTTTCGTTCGGTGCTGCCGTAGCTATCGCAGCCGTCGGAATCGGTGCTGGTATTGGTATCATCGTTGCTTCCTTCTCACTACTAGCAAGCCATGCTAGTGGCGTTTCACAAATCATCGGCTCTATCGGTTCAGCGTTCGGAACTGTTGTTGAATCAATCGGTAAGGCAGCAGGGACTATCGTTGAAGCGTTTGGTACTGCATTCGCTACAGTCATCAAGGCGGTCGGTGAAGCTGCGCCAGGGCTTGCCAAACTTTCACCACTCGTTGAAGCCGTTGGTACAGCTATTGGTAACGCAGCCCCAGCCATTACGGCATTTGGTAATGCTTTTACTTCTATTTTGGGAACATTGCCAGCTATTATTAGTGCATTCAGCGGACTAGTTTCTGCTATAGGCTCAGCTATCAGCCAAGTGGCCACAGCAATTACTCCGATCGTCCAAATTATCGGTAATACTATCACGGCAGTAACTCAAATAATCGCTAACGCCATTGTGGCAATCGCACCGGTTATCGCGAATTGCATTGTCCAAGTTGCTCAAGTAATCGGACAATTTGGACCACAGATTGCAATGGTTTTACAAGTAATTGTACAAGCCATTCAAGCAACAGCACCAGTCATTATGACCTTGATTCAAGGGATTGTGACAGTCGTTCAAACACTCGCACCAGTCATTAGCCAAGTGATTTCTGCAATTGTTACAGTCGTTCAAACACTCGCACCTATCATCAGTCAAATTATTTCAGCGATTGTTACAGCAATCACTCAAATTGCGCCTATCATTTCAGCAATCGGTAGCGTGATTTCTGCTACATTACAAGGCATTGCTACCGTGGTTCAGTCCGCTGGTATGGCAATTGCTACGGCTGCAATGGGTATAGGTCAAGGTATCGCTACGGCATTAAGTGGTGTTTCTAGCGTCATTTCCGCTGCCGGTTCAGCTATTGGTGCAGCCTTGCAAGGTATCGCTAGCGTGGTTCAATCAGTCGGAACTTCAATCAGTACAGCGGCTCAAGGTATCGGGGACGGTATCAAATCAGCGTTTGAAGGTATTTCAAGCGTGATTACTTCTGCTGGCAATGCAATCAGTAGTGTATTGAATAGTTTAGCTAATGTCTTCAATTCAATTGGTAATGCTGCTCAGAAAGCTGGTGTAGGATTCAACCAGTTGGCTGACGGTGTTGTTAAAATTACCAACACCAGTCTTGGAGACATGGCCGCATCTCTTGCAGCGGTTGCTAAAGGTGTTGGGTCTATCGGTAACAACTCAGCAGGACTTGCTCAAGCTGGTACTGGTATGACTAAGCTCGGAGATGGCATGAGCAAGGTTTCTAGCTCAGCATCTAGTGCTGTATCTGGATTGACATCATTCTCAAGTACGATTACAACTATCCAATCATCATTCACAAACTTACAATCGCTATTGACAACGGCAGGTACTGCATTTAGTACGTTCTCAAATCAAGCTAGCCAATCGCTTGCTGGTTTAACGGCTATTGTAGCCCCTATCACTGCTTTTAGAACACAAATCATGACACTAGCACCAGCCTTAATGGTTGCTGCGACTGGACTAACTCAGTTCAGTACAGTTTCAATGACGCTTACTGCTAGCATGACTTCTATTAGCTCAAGCATGACTATGTTAACTACTAGCTTAACTATGTTAGCTACTCAGTTAACTATGATTACTACTAGCATGACCATGATGGCTACTAGCTCAACCATGTTAGGAACAAGTTTAACGCTTATTGGTACGCAATTCACCATGATTGGGACATCACTTATGATGCTTAACAGTCAATTTATGACGTTTGCCACTGGTATTATGCAAATGACATCACAGCTCATGATGGCAGGTTCAGCAGTGACCATGTTTGGTGCTCAACTAATGACCGCTCAGACTGGTTTCAGCATGGTTTCCATGATGGCTACCATGGTATCTAGTCAGCTTGCTATGCTTGCTAGCTCAGCTCAAATGGCTGGTGCTGGACTTGCTATGGTAAGTGCCCAAGTCATGATGTTAGCTAGCGTATTCGCTACTGTTGGAGCGGCAGCAATGACATTACAGGCAACTATGATGTCACTAGGTATGGCCGTTAGTGCAGGCATGATGTCAGCGGTGCAAGCTGTAACTGCTGGGTCTATGCAAATGTCTACAGCGCTAAGTTCTAGCGGAACTAGGATGGTCGCTAGCACACAAGCCTTCATGAATCAGATTGTTTCAGCAGTTCGAAATGGTATGAACCAAGTGGTAGCAGCAGTCAGAACAGGCGGCGCTCAAATGGTTTCAGCTATGCAGTCAAGCGGACAACAGTTGGTGTCAGTCACTCAATCGGCAGTTAACCAAGCAGCGGCTGCAGCAAGGTCTGGTTACGGAGCTTTCCACTCAGCTGGTGCTTACATCGGCCAAGGCCTTGCTAACGGGATGCGTTCTGCTCTTGGAGCGGTTACAGCAGCAGCCAACGCCCTCGTGGCTCAAGCTGAGCGTGCAGCAAAAGCAAAAGCCATAATCAAGTCACCGTCTCACCTATTCCGTGATGAAGTTGGTTGGTGGATTGGTCTTGGTATCGCTCGAGGTATCGACGATTCAGCCCCAGAGGTGGCTAATAGCCTTGATTACATCCGTGACCAAGTTAACGGCTTTAATGTCCGTGCTAACGCTATGCTTACTGGTGCCACCTCTAACATGGCTAGCCAGCTTAAGATGGAAGTCTTGAGAGACAAAACTCCAGACGCTACAATCTCAGCACGTCAAGAAGCCTATGCTGCTCACTCAGCTGGATTGCTTAATGATGTGATTGACGCTCTCGTAGATGTCAAGGAGCAAATTGCACAAGGCCAAAATATGGTATTAGATACCGGTGCATTGGTTGGTGGTACAGTTAATAACTTCAATAGTGCTATTGATACGATTAAAACGTTGAAAGGACGACACAGATTATGATTACTAAAATTAAAGAGTATATAGAGTTCGGCGATTTTAATAGTCGTGACGCTGGTTGGTACCTTCAAAAGCGTGAGGCACCAACGCCTGACGAGAAAGAGATCGTTGAGTCTATCCCTTACATGCAAGGAGAACTCGACTTCTCCTCTGCGTTGGGAGAACGTGTGTTTGAATCAAGAGAAATTACATACGAGTTTAAACTACCATTCACTACTTATGAGAATCGCAAAATTGCTGAAAGACAGATTAAGTCAAGCATGACCACTAAAACCCAACGGAAACTGATAGATACGCACGATAGACGCTATTACTGGATGGGTAAGATTAAGCACATCAAAGTAGCAGACGACCCGATCAAGAAGAACCTGGTCGCTACCATCGTGTTTAAGTGCTACCCCTTCGCATTCCATGAGGATGATTACTTCGATGATGTTTGGGACACATTTGACTTCGAAACTGACAATTCAACGTGGACTAAATGGGCGTTGGGATATGAAAAGAAGAAGACACCAGTCTATTTCGTAAATTCTGGAGATACATCAATCAGTCCAGTGATTATCTGCAGCGAAGATATCATCTTAAAAGACGCTAATGGTACTATATATAATCTTAAGAAAGGTGAAAATAGAGACTTCACCTTGACACTAGACATCGGAATCAACTACTTCGAAGCTCAAGGAAACGGAACGCTAGCAATGCACTACTCTAACGAGGTGATGGCATGACAGTATCTTGTGATAGTATTGAAATTTTCAACGTCAGTAGCACGGGCTATGCTATCCGTGTCAAGGGACTAAAGTCTAGCAATGGCATATCTGGGTTACAAGTTCCAACGTGGTCAGAGCACTCTGGCCAAGACGACCTTGTTTGGTACGACGCCTTGAAGTGGGGTGATGATTGGTACTGCACCATTAATACAGTTGACCACAATAGCGACAGTGGTATATATCAATCTCACTTCTACGTTGTTACTTCAAATGGCTCAAAAGAGTATCTTGAGGGCAAAGAGGTAACAGTGCCAGAGCGTCCTGCTGGCTTAGCTAAGAAAGCAGGGTATGCCATCTACTGGTGGCCTAGCTTCCTTGATAGGAGATGGGACAAGCTTAATCGAACTACGGCTACACGCAAGGTCATCCACGACCCCTATAGCCCACTTGGAAACAAAATTGTTTCCGGTGAAATCAAGCAAGCTGTCAACAGTATCCACGAGCTGGAATTTGCAATTCCCTTAAATCATACGATGTATCAAAAGATGGTTCAGTTTAAATCTATCATTGAAGTCGTCAATTTAAGGGATAATGAAGTTGAGTTTGTCGGTCGAGTTTTGACAATGACCAATGAAATGTCAACTAATGGATTCGTTCAAAAAGTTGTTTGCGAAGACTTCTTGTCATATTTCCACGATTCCGCTCAATGGTTCCAGAAACTGCCAAACAATGGAGCTGAGGAGTATTTTAAGATAATCCTTGAATCTGCTAACTCTCAAATCGAGGATTTTAAGCGGATAGCTCCTCGGAATATAACTGTCCGTGGGAAATCGAACCGTCCATACCGCTACATCGGATATGATTCAACTTGGGATACCGTGAAGGAACGCATCATCAATAACATCGGTGGCTATCTCACGTTAAGAGAATTCAATACGAGATTGTATGTGGATTGGACTAAAGAGATCGGGACTACCAAAGAGAGCCCAATCAAGCTAGGCCAAAACATCAAATCAGCCAGTCGAGAAGTTGATTTTGACGGCCTTGCTACCATTATCGTGCCGATTGGTGCGGACTTACAAAGCCAAAATGAGGGGCAAGAGGAAGACCAAAGCCCAGATGTCTCACGGGCTCAGCTCGATATTCGAAGTGTGAATGACGGGAAAATGTATTTAGCTGACGAAGAGCTTATAAAAGAGTTTGGTTTTATTCGAAAATCAGTCATCTGGACAGAGATTGACAATCCAAGTATTCTCTTGGCTCGTGGTAAGCAGTATTTGAGGAATCAGAAGATTGCACTGGCTAAATGGACAATCTCAGCAGTTGAACGCTATTTGATTGATAGTCGATATAGTAAGTTTAGAATTGGGAACAAGCACAAGATTATCAATGCACCGCTATCTGGAGTTGAAACATTGCAAATTTTAGAAAAGAAAATTGATATACTCAATCCCCAAACAGTTGATTTAACTATTGGCTCACAATCTCAATCACTATCAGCTTATCAATTGCAGACACAAGAAGCTGATAGCTCTATTGAGAAACTCAAACTAGACCAGTCGATAGCTACCAAACAGAAGAAACTAGACCAGTTGAATACTCAATTATCTGCGCTTAAATCTGCTAGTCAGTCTAAGCCTGTCGAGCCAAGAGCTCCGAAACCACTGGCTACTAATGCAACAGAATCTGAGAAGGAAACATACAACAGAGCTCTCGAAGATTACAAGCTTGCTAAATCTGACTACGATGCTAAACTTTCGGCATTTAACACAAGTCAGAGAGAACGTGCACAGCGTATCAGCGAGCTTGAATCTGAGATTGCACGATTACGAAATGAATTAGGAGGTGCTTAATGCCACAAACAGAAGCGGAGGGGCGCTTGAATCTATACGATGACGTGACTCCTTTTGAAAAAACCGATAAAATTAGTGTCATTGTTGACGCTATTCGCAAAAAAACAAAAGGGGCTGATGTCCGTGAGGCCATCGCCCTCGGAATAGAAACTACTTATGATGACGCTACGAAGAGTGGAAACACGGATATGGAAGTAGTTAAGTCGAGAGATACTTACAACACGCTCTCAGAGCGTCTCGACAACATGACTCAAAACCTTGATGGGAAAGCGAGCACGAAATGGATTGAATCAAAGCTTAATGCAATTTCGTCTAGCGCTCCAAAAGCTGTTCTAAGCTCTCTGGAAGAGATTCAGCGTACTTATCCAAACGGTGCCAACGGCATCGTGGTGGCAAGCAACACAGGGAAATGGTACTACTTTAATGAGAGCGGTAGACGCTGGACTGAGGGTGGAGTCTATCAATCCAGAGGGCTGAACGTTGATGAAGTGACGGCTGACAATATCGACTTCACAGAATCAATCGAGCAACTTCTAAGGGATAAGATTGAAGGCTCAGTCTATCTTTGGAATAACACGGCAATTGGTACATGGTCTTCTACTGGATGGCTTCGATTTATGCCAGTCCCGATTAAAAAAGGACATAAGTATTACTTATCAAACGTCCGAGGAATATTCTCTTTTGCTATTTCAAGCGATGGCAGCAGACTGGTTAAAAAATTCTCAGAAACGGATGATTTGGTAACTACAGAATACATCCCGCCAGAAGATTGCATGTTATATGTATCTTCTAAGCCAGACGAAACGGCTAGAGTTTTTAACGCTTCGCTAGAAGAGCTAAAAAAAGCTAACGTCGACTTCTCAAACTTACCTGATGGCTATGTCTCGCTTAAAATTCCTAAATTAACACTAGATGTTAAACCTGAAGAGCTGAGCTTTGCTAACGTCATCAAGCAATTGATTGATGAGCGCACATTTAAAATTGGTCAAGCTTGGACTGGAAACGGAAACGGGACTTACGGTGCGCCCACTTGGGGCACTTATCCCAAGCTGTACATGCAAGCCGGGCAGACTTACGGTTTGAAAAATGTTCGTGGGGTGTTCACTCATTACTTTGACATCTCTGGCAAGAAGCTTAAAACATTCTCTACTACAGACGTGTTAGTTAACCAAGATTTCACCCCGGACGCAAACGGCTACATTTTGATTAGTCGATTGACATCGGACGAACCTACCAAGGTCATTCAAGGCGGAAATGCTCAAGCTCACTATCTTGAAAACCTTGATTTTGGCTCTAGTGCCATTGCTTCAAAAGTGCCATTCGTCATGCCAGATACGTCAAAAGTACAGTTCGGTTCAGACATCACTGGCATTGATACGACCCAAGTAACAACGATTAACAATCTTGGATATATGAGCCATATCAAGAAATGGGACAAGAGCCGTGGTTTTATCGACACAATTCAAGTCTATGTCAAGGACGCAGGAACATACAATTTTGCCATCGGGAACATCGACCAGAATGATTTGATTGTATCTCCTCGAGTGTTCCAGAAACAGCTTTCAGCTGGATATAATACACTTAATATTCGCGGTGAAGACAAGGAAATCTTCTTCGGTGAACAGCTATTTTTTGAATCGCATGATAACCGTGTATACGCCTCAAAAGGCGAACGCAACTTGATCCAGGACGCTCAGCATGTTACTAATAATGCTGGGTATTCTGGAAAGATCATGTACGAAACAGGTCAAGCTATTCCATTTAGCTATCGTGTAGCTAACGAGAGCGCTAATGAGAAAGTAGAAGTTTTGAAACAGAAAACGGATAAAATCGAACCCATTGTTTCAGAGCTTGAGATTTTCAAACGCACACCTATGATTGTTAGCCCAAACGGGACTAAATTCCGTCTGTTAGTTGATAACAATGGTAATCTATCAACAGTTTCAAACATTCCTAAACGTGTCGCCGTTTTTGGTAACTCAATCTTGAGCCACCCTTGGCTTAAAGGTATGGGTATGGCTGCAAGTGCACCAGATAAGGACTACTTCACATTGGTTAAGAACTACATCTTATCTAAGAACCCTAGCGCAGTGGTTGAGCGTGGTAATGGCGCAGACTGGGAATCTGACCCAAACAATCGACGTGGCACATTTGATAGCAAAATGAAGCAATCGCTAGGCCCAGATACAGATATTGTCATCTTGCAATTTGGCGATAACTTGAATACTGACGAGAAGCGCAAGAATCTTGAAACGGATATCCCTAACCTTGTGAACTGGATTAGAGCAGCGTCTCCAAAGGCTCTCATCTATTGGGTTGGTATCTACTACGCCTCACCAGATTTTGTGGAAAGAATCAAGCGTATCTGTAAGCCACTGGGTGTTACATTCGTGGATATCTATCAGTATTCAAAAGACGCTAAATACAAGTCTGAAATGGGCAAGGTGTTGAGACTTCCAGATGGCTCTGACTACACTATCACCAACGCTGGTGTGGCAAGTCACCCCGGAGACTTAGGACATAAGGCCATTGCTGATGAAATTATCAAGAATTTCCTGTTTTAAAAAATGGGTGTTAAATAAATAAAAGAGGTACAGTACATTGAATGTTTCTGAGCTAATAGCTCACCTAGCCCCCACGGTTGGGGTGGTTGCGACTGGTTGGTTTGGGATGAAAGCTAGCAAGTCAGCTAACTTAAACAAAGAGCAATTCAGTGAGCTTAAAGGAGAGTTAAATACCATTCAAGAATCGGTTGAAGTCGTTCAAGATTTAGGTGAATTCAACGGCGAGAAAATCAACGAGTTAAATGACAAGCTGGTAGTGCATGATGAAGCACATTTGGTAACTATGTATTTGCGCTTAGAGCGTGACATTTCCAAAGAATTAGAGCGTGGATATACCACTGTCCACAATTCGGATGTGATCCACAAGATGCACTCAAGCTATAAGAAATTAGGTGGCAATGGGTACATTGATGCCCTTTATAAAAAATACATTAATTTAGAAGTGAGGAATTAACATGAAAATTAACTGGTCTATTCGTTTTAACGCAAAAAACAAAGCATTTTTGTACCGTGTAGCGCTTGCAATTGCACTACCTATCTTGACTTACTTTGGAATTAATTTCCAAGATTTGACAAGTTGGGATGCGGTGTTCAGCTTGTTTGGTAAGTTTGTATCAAACCCTTATTTGGTAGGTTTGACAATTGTAAACATCTTAAATATCATTCCAGACCCAACTACCAAAGGTCTCGGAGATAGTGAGCAAGCTTTGAACTACCACGAACCACGAAACGATAAGGAGACCTACTAATTATGGCAACAGATAATGACATTATTCAATTCGCAGAAAATCTAGCTGACGCTGGTGTCGGTACCGATGCGGACGGAGCATGGGGAACACAATGTGTTGACCTGCCTAACTCTATCTCAATCAACTTCTTTGGTCGAGCTCTTTGGGGGAACGCCATTGACTTGCTAAACTCGGCGGCAGCAGTAGGCTACGAAGTCGAGTATAATCAAGAAGGCAACCTTGACAGCCGTCCACGCCGTGGTGCTGTATTCGTCATGGACACCACTTACATCTACGGGCATCCTTACGGCCACACTGGTCTGGTTATCGAAGATTCAGACGGCTACACCATGCGAACTATCGAGCAAAATATTGACGGCAACGCTGACAGCCTATATGTCGGTGGTCCCGCTCGTTACAATACACGTAATTTTGACGGTATTGTGGGCTGGTTCTACTTCCCGACGGATGGCCAATCACAACCCCCTGCACCAACTCCGACCCCATTTGATGGTATAATTACTATTAACGAGGAAACCGGAACATTCACGGTTGAAGTATCAGCTCTTAACGTTCGAGCTGGTGCCGGTCTAGGTGCTGAAATCGTGGCAGTCTATGGAACTGGTGAAACCATCAACTATGACGGTTGGTGTGACGTTGACGGCTATATCTGGATTAGCTACATTGGAGCTTCTGGAAATCGTCGTTATGTCGCAGTCGGCCAATCAGAGAATGGTCGACGTATCACATCATTCGGTTCATTCGCTTAATCAAGACCACGAACCAAAAAAATAAAACGAAAAGGAGTATATCACCTCCCCTCAGACCACAGTAGGGACATCATGGTGGTAGTGGTCGAAGCCTCAGCGTTTGCTGGGGCTTTTTTTATTTTGCAAAAAAACATAAAAAAGTTTGATAAAAGCGTTGACAAACTATCATATATGATATATAATATACTTGTAAGATAAAGGAAGAGGTAAAGAAAATGAAATCACAAGTAATGAGCCTAGCATGGAAGATCTTCAAAAACGAAAAAAACGACGTAACTTTTTCTGAAGCATTGAAATTTGCTTGGAAGGCCGTTAAACGTCAAAACATGGCGGATGATTTCTACTTCTTCCGTTCTTCAAATGTTAAATTCCAAGGTGTTAAGAAATGGTTTGCTGAAAAAGAATTTCGTGGACGCAACAAAAAAGACTTGGCGTTTATGTCAGTAAGCGCAATCAGCGTTAAAGGGTTGGTTGAAGAAACTGATAAAGCGGTTAAACTTGAAATCGTGACACCTTATGGAGTTTCTGCTAAATGGTACCCAAAGAGTGTAATCGCTTAATAAAAGGAGAAATAAAATGGAAATCAACAACGACATCAAGAGCCTAATTTTGGAGTACGTAGGGAGATATTTTCGATTTGAAAATGATTTCTACAAATTGCCTGGCATCAAATTCACCGACGCCAATTGGCAGAAGTTTAAGAATGGAGAAACCTCTATCGAGAAGATGGGTGCAGCACGAGTAAACGCCATGCTCGACTGCTTGTTTGATGATTTCGAACTTGCTATGATTGGCAAGGCTCAACATGACTACTATTTGGATAATTCCCTTAAATTAAATATGGCGTTCTATACTTATTACGACCAATTCAAAAAACAACAGCTTCTAAAATGGCTTGAAAATAGCCGTGAAGACATCATAGGCGGTACTGGCAGAATGTATACTTCAAGCGGTAATTTCATTGCTAACGCTTATTTAGAAATTGCGTTAGAATCAAGCTCGCTTGGTAGTGATTCTTATATGTTCCAAATGCGTTTTAAAGATTATTCAAAAGGTCAAGAACCTATTCCGTCTGGTCGCCAAAATCGTCTCAAATGGATTGAAAAAAACTTGGAGAATATCCGATAATGTCCATGCGAGATGAAGAGAGGAAGTAAACAAAATGAAAATCAATACGACAAGAGTAGAAATGGTTTTAATGAACAGGGCTATACCCGCCTACTCTTTAGGAAAAGAGCTAGGTATTAGTCGTTCTGTTATTGAAAAAGTGAGAGATGACGAGAGCGAATTTAAAAATCTAACTCTTGATGTTGCTGCGAAAATTCAAAAGTGGATTGATGATGGCAATTACACGTTTAGTTATGATTACAGTGAACTTATCGAGGAATTAGAAGAAGATCTCGCTGAGGGTTTAATAGATGATTACCTATTCGTTGTTCGTGGTGGCTATGACGAAGCTTTAGAGAAATGCCCTATTATTGACTATTACTACACTTCCGAAGAGATCACAGAAGGAGATCTCGCAGAGAAGACCCTGACAGCTTCTGTCTTGGCTGAAATGAAACAGGACAATTCTATTTTTTAACCGTTCAAATGAGCGGTTTTTCATGCCGCTTGGTAGTCAACACTGCCAAGTCTTTTTGTCCACAATTCTGTCCACCCTTTTCAGAAATATGCAGAAATAAATAAAAACAAAAAAAGCTATAAACTCTTGGAACAGTGTGTTTATAGCTTTTATTTATTTTTATTGTTTCTCTAGTTTTAATATGATAGACTATGTTATAGCATTAACGATTTTCAAAAGTATTCGAAAAATACGCTAGTTGAAAGAGGGATGGTTGGTCTATGGCTTCAAATCGAAAACAAGAATTATTGGCACTCTTAAAGGGAGCTAAAGAGGCAATAAATGGACAGAGTTTGGCGGAGCATTTTGGGGTGACACGTCAAATCATTGTTCAAGATATTGCACTCTTACGTGCAGATGGTGCCCAGATTATTTCAACTAATAGAGGATATATCTATAAAAGTAGCGATGACAATTCTTATGTACATCGACTATTTAAGGTGAATCATAAAGTGTCCGATATGGAGGATGAGCTTTTGGCTATTGTTGATAATGGGGGTCGTATTCAAAATATCATGATAGATCATCCAGTTTATGGAGAAATTCAGACTTTGTTGAAATTGACTTGTCGTCGAGATGTTAGTCATTTTTTAGACCAAGCCTCGTCAAATGACTTTCACCCCTTATCTGATTTAACAAACGGAGTTCATTACCATCTTGTCGAAGCAGATAGTGAGCAAGATATAGATTATATTGAAGAGGCACTTAACCATCTAGGATTTTTAGTTAAAGAATGAGATAAAAGAGAAATGTAAAAGTAGTTAGTTTCACTTGAAAACAACTGCTTTTTTTGATAAACTTATGTTAGTTTATTAACTTACGGAGGTAGCCATGTTTTCAGGACAAAGACTTAAGGAAATTCGAGAAGCACAAGGAATGAGCCAAGCATCAGTAGCTAAGCATCTAGGAATTTCACGCTCCTCTTATTTTAATTGGGAAAATGGTAAGACGAAACCTAATCAAAAGAACCTTTCGGTTTTGGCCGAACTTTTTGGTGTAGCTGAAACCTATTTTCTGTCTGAACATGAGATTGTAGAAGTCTACTTGGAATTAAATGAGGAAAATCGTCAGGAAGCTTTGCGACTCACTAAGGCTCTCCTAGAAGAGCAAGAAGCAGAAAAGCAAAAAGCACCTGTTGTTCCGCTTTACTCTTACAAAGTTTTCGAGCGTTTATCAGCCGGAACTGGTTACACTTACTTTGGTGATGGCAATTATGATGAAGTTTTCTATGATGAAGAATTGGATCATGATTTTGCATCATGGGTATTTGGAGACTCTATGGAACCTACCTACCTAAATGGTGAAGTAGTGCTAATCAAACAAACAGGTTTTGATTATGATGGAGCTGTTTATGCTGTAGACTGGGATGGGCAAACCTATATTAAAAAAGTTTATCGAGAGGAAGATGGGCTACGTTTAGTTTCTCTCAATAAACGTTATGGTGATAAGTTCGCACCCTATGACGAAGATCCTCGAATTATTGGTAAAATTGTCGGTAACTTTATGCCTGTTGAGGCTTAG